ATAAACAATTGACCTTGTGAAACCGCTTTGGTCATTACCATATTAGCATAATCAATCGGATTGACAAACGCAGTAACGGCACCCATTAGGTTTCCACTTCTCAATTGAGCAACACAAGCACGAATCGCATCCCAGTTATTAGGATCAGGGGTTTCAACGGTAGTTAATGTAAACCCAGTCGAGATCGTTTGAATACCAGCAGGTACCGTAGACGAAGCCGTTCCAGTCATTAACGTAGTGTTAACCTTGTACTTTAATTGGTATTCAATTTCTTGCTCCAACCATGATTGCATACCTTCAATATCGTCAAGCAATTCAATAGCGAACTTTTCAGAAACAGCTACTTTTTTAGCATTAGAAATTTCGGTTGCGATCTCAAAAGAGATTCCAGGTTTTGCAACGCCTGGTCCTATGAACGCAGCCGCACCTTCTGGATTCTTTTTGTTTACCCATACGTAAGCTGCAGACGAAGTACGTCCTTTTGGTAATACATCCCACATTGTAGGTTGTACACGAACAATTTCGTTTGCTCCTAATTGAAACTCAGGTTTCGGTAAATAAGCCGAAGAGTTATAAGAGTTCGAAGGTGTCATTGGGCTGTTTAACTTAATACTCAATGGAGATAAGTCAGCTTTTTGACCGCTTCGTAACGCTTTAATGGCTACTTCGTTTTCTTTTTGCCAGTTTTTAATTTGGCTTTTTAAATCGTTGTAAACTTCTGTTTTTGCAGCCGTTTCTTTTAACGCTTTCAATTCAGCTTGAACCGTTGCAATTTCTGTTTTTAAAAGTTCAGACGTTGCTTTTTCAGCTTTTAAAACATCTAAGTCAGCGTGAACGCTTTTTAACGATTCTAAGCTATTAGCCTCAACCGCCGTTTTAATTTCCGATTTGATTTTGTCAATCAATTCTTGTTCTTTAGAATCCATTTTTTTAAAGTTTAAAGTTTTTTAATAAATAATTGTAGTCTATTCCTTTAATCGTACTATCAACACCGATCAACTTAGACGGCTCTGGCGTTTGCACCAAAGTGTCTTTAACGTTAATTGGTTGCTCAAAGTGCAACTCTTGGAATAATTGCTTTAACTGGAGTAATTGTAACTCCAAAGAATAAAGCATTTCGTCGGACTGCGACCCCGACTTTACCGTTTTACCGATTGCATCGATACGTTGGTTTATAGCGATTTGCATCGCTTGTTTGTTTTCGCTTTTAATGCCCAAGAAAGGCGTTAACATATTTGCTCCAAACGCCACGGTGCTACCCTCGTACAAAGCAATTTCTTTTACTATAAACATGTATTCTCGTTCGTCAGCATCTTTCGGGTTCACAAGCAAGTTAATGTATTTCGCCCATTCGTTTGTTCCTTTTTGAACCGCTTCTATATTAAGATACTTGAATCCAATGGAATGATTATCATAAACTCCGTCCAAATAATTTTTAAGCGCATCCATGCCTTCGGTGGTCTTTGACATTTTGGTTTCAAAATAGATACCAGACATACCGTTGTGTTCCCGTTCCTCAATTACTTGAATCTTTCCCGGCAACCTTGTCAAATCGTGAAACATTGCGTGCTTAATTTTAGCAACGCCCTGAGATTGCGGACCACGCTCTTGGATTGACTTCTTTGCTGCTCCTAACATCAATACGTCCCCGTCACTATCAAAATAGTTGAACGTATTAAAAAAACCAGTTACCACACGCCCAACGCTATCAACGTCTTTGACTGCAAATTCAGCAAGTCCTTCTTTGACTGCGTAGGCTTTGTTTAGTTTACTATCTTTTAAATTCATTTTTTTTGCTTGTTTGAATTTACACAAAGATATGTATATTTGTTATAAAAAATAGCATGTCAAATTTTTTAAGCAACTTTTTCGGAAATTTATTCAGCCGAGATAATTCGGGTTTTGTTTATCGAAATAATTATATTCTCGGACGCAAGGAATCAGTAATACTCGACACCGACAAACCTTATAACATTTATAACTCAATCCCGCAGATACGCCAAATTGTAGACAAAAAGGCAACCATGTTCTCAAATATGAATCTGCGGTTAATCAATACAAATACTGGCGAAGTAGTCGAAGACAAAGACTTGCACAAACTTATTCAAAACCCGAACATATTCCAGTCAATGAACAAATGGCTTCGGAATTTTAAGACCCAAGAGCAAATTTACGGCAACCAGTTTATCTACAAAAATAAACCATCGGGCTTAACTAAGTACCCAATATCTTTAATGAATATTTCGCCTGCATACATGACCATAAACATGACTGGCAAGGTATTCGATCAAATCGACATCAACGAAGTAATCAGTTCATACACTTATAAAGATAGCACAAGCAAAAAAGAATTCGCTACCAGCGATATTATGTACACTAAATTGGACGACTTAGACAATCCTGTAATTGGTAAAAGTCCATTGGTTTCGCTTGCGTTACCAATCAGTAATACCAAACTTGCATACGATTATCGAAATATCATAATGGCTGAAAAAGGCGCAATCGGTATTTTAAAGAACAGATCGAGGGACGTAACTGGATCAATACCATTAAAACCCGAAGAGAAAAAAGAAATACAGGATAAATTAGTAGAGGAATACGGAATCGGTAACGGTCAAAAACGGGTGTTAATTACCTCGAGCGACATCGAATGGCAACCAATGACCTACCCAACTCGTGATTTATTATTGTTCGAAGAGGTTGACGCCAACCATTTGACCATTGTAGATCATTTTGGTATGAATATAAACATATTTTCAAGTAAAAATCAAACATACGAGAACGTAAAGAACGCCCTTATTCAATGCTACCAAGATACGATCATTCCCGAAGCCGATGAGTTTACACAGGCACTTACTAAATTCATTGGAATCAAAGAGGGGTTTCATTTAGAAGCCGACTATTCACATGTCCAAATATTGCAGGCCGACAAAAAGAACGAAGAGGACTTAATCAAAAGCCGTGTCGCTTCGGTAATCGAACTTTCACAAGCAGGTATCATAAACCAATTACAAGCCATACAAATGCTAAAAGACATAGATTTAAACATCGCAAACGGGGGGGGGGGCGTAATCGACATCATAAACCGATTAAGTCCACTTGTTGCAAACAACTTGATCCAATCACTTACACCAAACGAATTACGAACCGTTTTAGATTCGCCAACGGTTGCCAATGGAGATATACCTATTATTTTACAACAACCAGTTCAGCAAGGTAATAACACCCAAAACCAAATTTAATTTTATCCGTACTGGTGTGAGGGTATCATTTTACCAAACTTTATTTCGTTATCCACGAAAATAGTGTGTGTAAAAAGCGTATCGAATTGCATCAATAGCGTGATTAAAATTATCAATCGGCACGTTTGTGCTTTTGCCAGTGGCTTTATCCTTGACCCATTCGTATCTTTTGAGTTCCTCTTTTAGGTTTTTAGAATCGCTTGTATAAAACCACTTCATGGACTTCATTAACAATATACCCGCTTTAATTGAGCCTTGACCTTTGCGAGCCATTAATACATTTACACCCAAACGCCTTAACTCTGCAATGTTCTCGGGTGCGTGGTCTGCATAGGTCACTTGTTGTTCTAAGCCATTGGCATCAATCAGTTGTTTTATGGTCCGCATATCCATTCCTGCCTCGTACGCTAACTCTTTTACAAAAATAGAATCGCCAACCTTAGCCACTTTTACAAGGGCTGTACTGTCATTTACCCACCCAAAATCAAGACCCCCAACGCAATCAACATCTGGAAATTTCTCAGGCTCAATCGGTGTCCAATTCGGAAATATCAATCCGCTTATGTTTCCAGTCAACCCTCGAGCATAAACCCTCCAAAGTTCTTTATCCGGAATGTTCTCGATTAAATCGTGTTGTTGCTTGCTTAGAAAGGTATTATGCCTGTGATCGCTTATAATAAGCCTAACGTGTGATTCGCCAATCAATTTTTCATGTACCCAAAACGGAGCGCTCGGGTTGTAGTCTATGTATGTTTGTTTACGTGTTCTAAGATATAACTGATAAAAAACCATGTAGTCAACTCCGTTGGCTTCGTTTATAAAAAGGTAATCCCTTTTACCACTCTTTGCGTCCTGCTCGTCTGCGTAGCTTTTAAACTCAATCAAAGACCCGTTACTAAAACTAAACAAACGGTCGGTTTCATTTGGACGTCCACAAAATTGTTGAATAAAAATACTCGAAGCCCAAATACCTTTGGCATCTCTATACGCCCCTGCCTTTAAATTTGGCACGTCTTGACCCACTACGGTAATAACCGCCCCTGGCTCATATATCGCTTTAAAAAATAATACTTGTAGTATTGCGTAGGTTTTTCCACTCGAAGTCCCGCCTTGATTAACTATGATCCTTTCAGTAGCGTGATAATTAGCATCAAATACAGGCGTTACCTTGTACGCACTATCGTTCTCATTCGTCGACATCATTTTCAGAATTTGACAACGGTGGCGAATCCCCTTTTATTACATGAATTATCGGTTGCGTAATCGGTGCGTCAGTTTTAACCTCGTGCGTATTTGTAACCTTACCCTCGAACCGATCCATAATTTCACGATACGCCCCAACGTCCCCTTTTAATGCTTTTACAATCAAAGCAACGTCCATTTGCTCAGCTACGCTAAAACCCTCGGTTTCTTTTGTAAACGGGTTTTGTTTAGTCATAACAATTTCAAGCAAGCGTTTTAAGCGTGTTTTGGTGTTAGGTACACCCTTTGGGTAGCCTATACCTGTTTTTTGACCCTTAACGAAAGGTTTCGGGTTGTCCTCGGGTCTTATTTTACAATTACCTCCTGCCATAATTCGACTTTTCTCGACATTTTATCAAATATACAAAATTAAATTTTGATACCGCAATTAGGGCAAGTCTTTTCCTCTGGTAACTTATCGTCTTCTAAGTCAATGGCAAAGCCAGCATCCTTCGGCAAATCCACCCCCCAGTTTTCAAGTTCGATCGTGTCCCACTCATTCGCAAGTAAATCAAAATCGTTTGCCCCAAATTCTACGTTATCTTTTATTGTGTATGCCTTTAGCTTGTTGACATCAGTAGATTGAGGTAATATTTTTACCATAACCTCTTTTATTCCCAATTCCTTACACGCTCTTAACCGCATGTTTCCACAAATTACTACTAACTCCCCTGTATTGTCATAAGCGATAATCTCCCTCAATTCAAGCATTTCTGGGTTTTCTTCAATTGATTTTTTTAATTTATCAAACCTATCACTTTTAATAAACCTCGGGTTCTTAGCCAGGCCAATTATTTGACCATTATTGTTGTTTAAATCTTTTGTTTTAATTAGTTTTTTTTCCATATTTATATATTTTACCCCCGTATGTATCTGTTTTTCTATGACACGGCTCGCAAAGAGTTCTACCGTTATTAATATCAAATCTTAATTCTTTATAAATAGAAAATGGCATAATGTGATCCGCATGTAAATAACCGCCATCTTCCTTGATTGTCTGTCTAATTTCATGCTACCAAATATATAAAAATAATTGGTAATTGCAATTTTATTGGATATTTATTTCGTATAACATTCTATTTTGGATGTATAATTGCAAGTAATGGCAACTATACATTAGTTATGCGTCACCTTGCAGACGCTCCAAAACATAATCCTTTACTATTTTTTTAATCGGTTCGACAAATTCGACACGAACACGAAAGGAAATAGTTTTCGTTTCATAATCTGCTTTTTTA